GACTGTGTTAGAGAACCTGAATAACTCCTACAACATCTGGTATTTCTGCCATTAATTTCTTCTCTATACCATGTTTTAAAGTCATAGCACTCATAGCACATGAAGCACATGCACCACCTAACCTAACTTTAACATAACCATCTACTTGCTCAACATACTCTAACCATCCACCATCTGCCTCAATATATGGCATCAGTTCTTTAAGAACTTCCATTACATTGTCGTCATTTAATTCCATTAGTCCTCTGTTGGAATATTAAAAATAACCAACCACACAATTGATAGAATAATTATAAAAAATACTCTAATAGAACTGGGTGATGTGTCAATCACAAAAGTATTGCACCAATAATAAATCCTTTAGTAAATGAAAGACAAAGCATTTGATAGTTAGATAATTTAAACTTACCTTGAATTTTATATGCAATATTCTTATCCCATTCTTTGAGATTATAAAATGCTTTGCTAATATTAAGATTCCACATTACATTTTATATGATTCTTGAGATTTAGTATCAGTAGTAATCTTAAGAGGTGCTTGCTCAACTCTAATAGTTTGAACAGGCCCAGCAGGTGCTTTTGCCAAGATTGCTTCAATGTCTTTTGCAGTAACTGGAGGAGGACCACCGTTTGCTCCATTTCCATTACCATTCATCTTCATGGTACCATCACCTTTCTTAGATGCGGTCTGAATTCCGAAGCTAGCCAAAACCCCAGTAAAAACTGAAGCTATAAATGTCGGATCTATTTTCTGCTGTGGAACACCAGGTATGGCCACATAATTTAAAGTCAAAATTCCACCCGACCAGGCAAGTACGGCTATTCTGACAGCTGTACTTATGATTGCTGCTTGTTCATCAGCATCTGGAAGAAGTGCTTCTTTTGCTTTACCAAAGAAACCTTTTTTTTCTTCTTCTTTGGTTTCTTCTACTACTTCTTCTTTAATTTCTTCAGGCATAAGAATATTAATATCTATTCTTATATAGTTTCTTAAAAGTTTGGAACTCCCAATCCACCAGAAGGAACAGATGGAACAGCAGCTGAATCAGAAGGAGATGCAAGATCAGGTGTTCCTATAGGAAGGTCTCCTCCACCCATGCCACCAAGACCTCCGAGAGATCCAGTAACTGCTTCCATAACCTGAGATTTAACTCCATCAATGATGGATGCCCTATTGAGGTATACGTATATCCCACTACCAACAACGGCACCAGATACAGCGAAAGACGCAAGAGCAAGTACATTTACAATTTTTTGCATTTTTGATAACCTAATTCTATGAATTGGCATAATAGTAATTTATTTAGGATTATAATATGCTTCATAATATTTGACAAGCCCTGCAGTCGTATATTGATTACTACACCAATTTTCTATACATTCTTCAACTGAAGAACCTGTGTAACCATAGTTGGAAAGTATCTTACGACAGTCTTCTTTTTTAGGTTTAGATTTACCAGTTCTACTGATACTCACTTTCTTCACCAATATATGCTAATGAAAAAATGTCATGATTTTTAGCATCTTTATCATACCATTCTTCAAATTCTGCAAATATAGAAAAGGCATCATCGTTTAATGAAGGAATAGATTCTACTTCTCCTTTTTCACAAAGAACGTGAATTCTTTCCCGTGACCAATCATGTGTATTCTTAAGAGTCTGTTCCAAAGTTTCCATAATTTTTTTTCATGTATCTGCCTAGAATGTTACTATTATAATATGCTGGTTCTCCATTGTCAAGGGACTCCATCAATACATTATTAAGAAACAACTGTTTAGTCTCTTCGTAATTTACATCTCCGAGTCTGGTATGGAGGGATAAGATCTCTCGTTTGAACGCACTGTTTCCAAGTAATTTTCTATCTGAATTAAGTTCGTCAGAGCTTCCATAGTATCGTTTCCAGTCACTTTCAGACGTAACCCGTCTCTTACCACCTCTAGGCTTACGTTTTTGGTAGAAGTATTTTCTTCCAATGTATTGTTTACCCGACTGGTTATTAGTAATGCAGTAGACAAAACCGAAGAAATCATTAATATCGTCAGAAGTAAAAGCTGCACCTTGGTAGTACCAGGGATTTTCATAATCGCTCCCATTATCTTCATTAGCCATTACATATTATATAAGTTCTTATTATATATCCATCAACCCCTACAAAGGTAATTCTAGACAAAAAAAAGAGGGTTGTCAAGCCTTGACACCCTCTAATAATTCTATTATAATTTAAATCCAATCATATGAAGCATCTTGTCCTGCTTCATTATAAGCATTTAATGCCAATACCTGATCAACATATTCATTTTTCCATTTATAAGGATTATCCGTGCATACACCCCATATATCATCACTACAACTAGGTGTACGACCATCTTTATCAACAATTATACAATCTTTACAAGAATAACCAGGAAAACACCAGATATACCCCTTACTAGTAAGAGTCATTTTATCAGTCTCATGCCAGAACCAATGAATAAGAGGTTGTTTATATAAAAATTCAGCAGTCTTCATACTCTTGGCATGAACCCAGAGTCTTTCATGCTTTAAAAAATTTAAATCTATTTGATATTCAGGTTCATCATGACCCAAATAGAATCCATTTTCATATAACCACAAATCAATTTCCACATCAAACCCAGATTCTATTGCTTCACGAATATAGTCTGGGTTATTTTCATCTTCGGGTATTCTACCCTCCAGATTCCCCCGATGTGAGATGATTTTCATTTTTTATAGTGTTCTAAGAAGTAATTGAGATCTTCGGGGGTTCCTATACCCCACATACCATCACTATCTATCTCTTTGATACTGACTTGCTTACCGTCCCCTATTGCCTCATTAAAGACTGGACATACATAGAACTCATCATTGGTTCTAATGTCTTTCTCTATCATCTGTTCAGCATACTTAACGTAGTCAGAACCCTTCTTCCACCAATAGATACCCACTGTGGCATGTTCTGAGATAGGTTTCTTTTCAGCAACCTCTGAGACGTAGCCATCCTCCCCCAGTTTAGCAAAACTCCACTTAGGATGGGTTGCTGGAAAAGTAAGAATCCCACCGTCAGAACCTCCATTCTGGAAGGCATAGAGGGTTTCATTAGAATCCCACTCAACAAACTGATCAGAGTTAGCCATTAATAATGGTTCATCATTATTAATAAATTCTTTCGCAAGTAATGTAGTACATGCAGCACCTTCAGTGATTCCATCCACCTGTACAATATTACAGTTTGGTGCAATCAAATTGAGAAGATATTGTAGACTATACTTTTCATAATGTTCCTTCTGAACAATGAATGTATAGTTAGCTTTAATATTCAGGTTCTCTACAACCACCTGAATCATTGGTTTACCCTTCACATCAATAAGAGGTTTGGGGAATGTATATCCTTGTGTAGCAAAACGACTTCCACGTCCTGCCATAGGAATCAATACGTTCATAGTTTTACTCTCCCATGCAACTTTTTTCTTTTGACCATTAAGAATCTTCTTAATTTTATCAATCTTAGTTTGATTTAGGTCACTTCTATCTTCGATAGGAATTAGATGGCATTTACTATCTAATGCACCCTGACGACCTATATGACTGTCCTCAAGGATGACTGTATCGTCTGGTAATGCACCTAAGGTCATCATACATTTCCAGTACATAGATGGAAATGGTTTGTTCCTGACTACATCTTCATTAGAAATGTATACGTCAATGAACTCAAGGAGTCCTAGACGCAAAAGAATGATCTTTACGGTGTTTCTGATGCTATTAGATGCTACTGCAATCTTATATCCAGCATCTACAAGTTGTTGGAAGTATCCCATTAACTCATAGTCCTTTGCGACACACTCACTAAAGATTTTTAAGGTGTTAGTCTGCTTATCTTTCCATATTTGATCATATCTATCGGCAGGTAGACCCTTATTCTTCGTTAAAAGTTTTAATTTACCTGTTGTAGGAAGACCATCATAGGTACTTACATGATCTTCTCGGCTAATAGCATACTCTGGACCAAGTGCTTGGTTCAGAGCTTCATAATGATGGTCTTTGCTATCAATTAGGACTCCATCAAGGTCAAAAATTACAAGTTTTGTCATCTGCATATAGTAAATACTTCATGTCCGAGTTCTAAGTCATCATTATACTCGGCAATATAATTTATAGGCACTAATTTCTTTACTAATTCATGATTTATCTCATGTGTCATCTTACTATCCTCTAATAATTTATCAATACACTCTACAAACTCATTAAAATATTTTTTAGGAAAAATCCAGAAGTTATCATCACAGTTTTGAGGTGGATGAACTGGTGTAGAAGGGTGTTGTATGACAGAATTAAATTTTTCTAGGTCAATATTTAAATCACTGTACTTTTTAAGGAATTTAATGTCTGGCCGAGTAAATATAAACAAATCATAGTCTATTTTACTCTCTTTTATCAAAGAAATTAAGTTTTTATAGTGATTTAATTGCACCACCCATGTAGAAGGGTGTGAGAAAAACTCATTTCCAAGATAAGTATAGGTTATAGAGGCATTTTCTTTTAATTTTTCCACATATAATGCATCTAATTTATCATTTACGTTATATGTACTGAAATAATAATCAATTTCAGCATTACCTAAGTCATTATGCAGCATATTCTGATGATTTTCCAGAATTTCCTCTGCATAAGACATTATTTCATCAGTAAAACCTTCAGAAAGGACTCTTCTATAGGTGAAGAACCCTTTGTAACCAATCATTATTTTCATAATTTTATTAATTAAAGTTTAAATCCAGAGAATGTATCCTTTTTAACGTCTTGTTTAATACCACCAACAATATAACTCTCCACTTCTGTTTCTTGAGGGGCAACTTGAAGTCCTCTAGAGGAAATCCAATGCTCTGTCCAAGGAAGTGGATTATTTTTTGCAGCTATATCATAAAGTGGTTTCAATCCTAACGCTTTTATTCTGCGATTAGCAATCCATTCAACATATTGATGAAGTAGTTTATCATTCAATCCTATCATAGAACCATCTTTAAACAAATACTCTGCCCATCTCTTCTCTTCATTCACAGTATTTTCAAATGCTTTAATCAACCAAGGTTGTTCTTCCTTAGAGATTTCAAGCATCTCAGGATCATCACCCTTCTTCCAATTGTTTAAAATGTTTTGAGTGATTGCAAGGTGTTGATTTTCATCTCTAGCAATTAGAGATATGATTTTAGCTGAACCTTCCATAAGCTTAAGTTCACCAAAAGCAAA